CCCGGTGTTGTCGGGGTGCAGGATCTCCAACGGGTCCGTGACCCGCAGCGACGCCACCCCCGCCTGGGTCTGGTCCAACTCGTACTGCCGGCCCCGCGTGATGTCACACCCACGCACCGCGGTCCGCCGGACCACAGAGTTGATCGACTTACGCGAAGAGCCCACCAGGTTCGGCGGGCCCTTCGTGAAGTCCACTTCCCACAACACCAACGGGAAGTTCGGGTTGGGGAGGCCCATCAGGTGTTCCACCCCATCGTCAGCCCAGGGCCGTTGTTGCGCTGCCCATACCGCAACACGACCCGCTGCACGATCTCCTGCAAGTCATGATCGGTAATGACCGCGCCGGCGTGCGTCTCATACTTGTTGATCACCGTGGTGCCGCCGCCCGAATGCGCCTTGATCCCCCCGGCGAGCGCACCGAGCTGCCCGCGGTTGACATCCGGCCGACCGGCGAGCATCCGGTACGCGCCGTCCGCGTCACCCGCGTTGACCACGTCCATGAACGGGACCCCGAACTTGTGCACGGCCCGCGCACGCTGGACATACTCATCGTCCGACAGCATCGTGGGGATGCTGTCCGAGCTTTCGGTGCCGAGCCCGGACACCGGCCCACCGGGCCCGAAGTGCGCGACACCACCGGACGCGTAGTGCCCGATCAAGCCACCGGTGGCGTGCCCCATGCCCGGTATCCAGGACGCCACCGACGACATCGCCTTTTTCACCGAGTTCAGCGCCGCCATCGCCGCCGACGTATCCACGGTTATCTTGGTGTCAAGGTCATGCGGGACCTGCAAGTACTTGTCTGTCAGCCATTTGATCTGGTCAGCGGTCAGGCCCGCGTGTTTCATCACGTTTTGCAACGCGGCCACGTCGCCTTGGAACGCTTTGTTACCTTCCTCGACCGAGTGGGTTTGGGTCGCGACCGCCGACGCATGCGTCTTCGCCGCTTCCGCCCCATCAAGAATGACACCCAGGTTTTTCCGGCCCGCTTCGGAGTTCAAATCGACTACGGTGCCGTTTTCTTTCATCGCCTTGGCGATACCGTCGACGGAATCCTTGAACCGGAGTGCCCCCCTCGCCGCGTCAATGTTGCCGCCGTTCAGGAAATCGAGCCGATCGGTGAGAAGCTTCGCCTCGTTCTTTTCGGCGTCCATCGCGTCGGTGACCTTCTGCGTGGCGGTCGCAAGGTCACCGTTGGTGTTGGCGGTGCCCATCGCCGAGTGCGCGTTGGTGTCCAGCTCACCTGCGGACTTGTGCAACGCGTTCGACTGCCGCTGTGCGGCCTCTTTCGACGCGTTTAGCGACCCCGCAACATTGTTGATCTCATCGATCAGCTTCTGGGCACCCGCCATCGACGTGGTGGGATCGATCGCGCCGGTGACCTGGTCACCGATGTTGCCGGCGTCGGCCCCAGCTTTCACCACCGCCTGTAGTTTTGTCTTGATCGCGTCCAGCTCGGGGCCCTGGTTGATCAACGCATCGGTGAGTTCTTTCTCTGATATCCCCAGGTCTTTCGCGTTCGCCAGGGCACCATCGGTCTCCAACTTGTGCGACGTCCAGGCGCGCGCGTTGTCGCCGAGCGAGTTGCTGTCATCGGAAATCGCTTTGGTCAGGTCGTCGACGGCGCCGTGCGCGTCGTCAGACTTGTTGGAGAACAAGGCAAGCGCACCCACTGCGAGTCCGATCGCGATCCCCCATGGCCCGGTGAGGAACGAGCCGACACCACCCGCGATCTTCCCGAATTTCCCCACGGCGCCTTCAGCGGCCCCCACGCCGGCACCGAAGGTGGACAGCGCGGACCGGGTGTTGCCGATCCCTTCCCGAACCTTCCCCACCGCACCAACGACCAGCGGCCCCACGGTACTGATCGCCATGAGCCCCGTAACCACGAGCGACGCCTTACCCGCGAACGTGTCCATATTGGACAGCCCGAACGTGAGTCCCGCCGCCAACAGGCCCAGTTTCGCGGTAGTACCTGCCACCGCAGTGGCCATCGGCGATAGGTTCCGAACCCAGCCCACCAACCCCACTGCACCGGCGGCGAGCGCGGCGACCAGGACCACACCGATCGTGATCGCTAGTGCCTTCGCCGCCCCGTCGTTATGTGACAGCACCCCCGTGACGCCCGCGACCACACCCGCGATCGCGGTGAACGCGGGCAGCAGGTAAGTACCGATCTTGATGGCCATGGCGCCGATGCCGTCTTTGGCTTGCGCCATCTTCTGGTTGAACGTTTCCTGGACCTCAGCGAAACCTTTCACGTGCCCTGCGGCGTCAGGCATCGCGGCATTGATTGTGTCCAACGCGCCCTTTGTGTAGCCGATGTTCTCCTTGCCGATCATTAGGGCGACGTTCAAACCGGTCTGGTCACCCATCGCCGCCTTGAGCGCTTCGGAATAGGTTTGATACACCAGCGTGCCGTCTTTTTGTTCCTTACCCAGGCCATGCGTCGACTTCGCCAGCGTCGCGAACCCTTGCGCTTGGCCTTGCTGCTCCACCGTGAGGCCCTTGGTGGCTTTCGTGAACTGCCCGGCGTCGATCGAGCCATCCAACATAGATTGGCCGAGCTTCTGCACCTCCGGTGGGAGGCCCTTCAACGCGTCCATCAGGTGCAGCACCACGTGCCCGGCGCCGTCCATGTGCGACTGGATCGCGTTGCCGATATCCTCGACCGTGCCCGTGAGGCCTTTCTTCGACAGGTTGTCTTTCAGCTTCATCGCCGAGATCCCCAGCAGCGCGAACTCTTTCGCCTGCGGTGCCGTCAGGGTTTGCAGGTGGCCGAGCGCGTGCGCGAGGTTTTGGGTGGCCTGCTCGGCGCTGACACCATGGACGGTCATGCTGGCCAGGGCGGCGAGCGCGTCATCCATCCCGACCCCGGCGGCCATCGCTGCGGGCAACAACGTGTGCAGCGACCCGGCCAGGTCGTCGAACGTCATCTTGCCCGCGCTGGTCGCGCCGACGAACTTCGACATCACCAACGCTGCGGCGTTGGTGACCTCCCCCGCTTTCTCGGCGTGCGGGTAGTAGTCACGCAGCGCGGAGGTAAGCGCGTTGGCGACCTTCGCCGCGTCGGCGCCTTCCGCTTTAGAGCCCTCCATCGCGGCCTTCAACACACCGAGCCCGGCCTCACCGTGATAGGACGCGGACTCGATCATGTACATGGCCTTGGACATCTCGTCTGCCGAGACACCCACCTCGCCAGCCATGTTGAGGATGCCCTTACGGACCACAGCGAGGCCTGCGGCGGACTCACCCGCGCTGGTCTGCAACCTGGTCGTGGAGGTTTGGAAGTCGGCCGCCATGTTCAGCGACTCGCCAGCTACGACACCCGCGACCACCGCCGCCCCGAGCGCGAACTTTTTGAGCGCTTCGATTTTCCCGGCTGTGGTGGCTGTGGTGGATGCCGCCGCCGCATCGATCTTCGCGGCCATCGCCTCCGCCGATGCGCCAGCCTTCGCTTCAGCGGCCGCCATCTGGATCGACAGCTCGGTGGTGGTGGCCGCCATCGCCGCATAGGAGGTTTCCCACTCCGCCGACGCGCTGCCGATGGACGCGGCGAGCCGGGCGTTGCCCGACACGAGCTTGTTGGTGTCGACAGAAATCGCTTCGGTCGCTGCGGTGGTCTTCGCCGCCATCCGCTCCATGCCGAGCGTGATCTCACCGGTCGCGGCGTTGATCGTGAGCGCCATCCGCTCACCAGCCGCGGTCGCCTCGGCGGCGCCGGCGACGAACGGGGCCGCGATCAAGCGCAGCGACATGTAGAGGTCGACGATTTCCTGCCCCACCACGCCACCCCCTCGACTCGGGTGTCAAAAAGGGGGATGGCGTGGTGGGGGTTATCCGGAAACCGGTTTTGTTGCTACAGCGGCGAACCCGCGCCGTGCGTCGGTCCACATGTGACGGTCAGATGGCCCAGGGGACGGAGAATGCGACCTTGAAAGCGGTGTAGGCGACGATCTTGGATCCGAACGTCACCGCCGGGCCCAGAAACGGGTACGCCGCGCCGTTACGCAGCATCCCCAACTCCAGGTACTTGCCGTATTTGCTGGACGCGGTCCGTTTCCGGCTGCCGTAGGACGGGTACAGGCCACCGGCGAGACCCACCCGCATCTCCCACCCGACGGCGGTCGCTTTGACATCGGAGTGGGTGATGGACCGGACCAGGGTCCCGGAGATCCGTGCCGGGCCGCTGCCCGGCGACGCGGGGGTTCGGGTTCCCCGCGGGTGTTCACCATTGGATGCGTTGATCTTCGCTTGTTTTTCGATCGCGAGCGCGGTCACGGTCATCGCCGCTTTCGCCCGCACCCCCGCCTCGGCGACGATCTTCGTGATTGCCCTGGCGATCGTCTCCGGGTTCAGCTCACGCTCCACGCCGCGCCTCCTTCGCCGACCGTTCCCGCGCGTTGTTTTCGGCCCCGATCCGGGCTTGCATCAGGTCCCACGCGTAGTGGCGGACATAGTCAGGTGTGTCGTCCAGGTCCCGCCAGGACCAGCCCATGTAGCGCATCAACTCGAAGTCAACGAGTTCGTCGGGTGGTGGCCCGGACGCCCAGGTGCCCTCGTAGATCGATTCGGCCGGGAACACGACGTCTTCGAGGTAGGACGATCCGAGCTTTAGCGAGGGTTTTGGGCCTCCTGGATGTGCGCGAAGATCCGGTTGATGACCTCCACCGGCAGCGTTTTCGCCTTCTCCATGCTCATCGGGTAGGTCAGGAGGGGCTGGTCGACGGGGAATCCGTTCTCGTCGACGTCGTCCACGGTCGCGTCGTAGAGGTGCCCGCCGAGGATCAGGCGGGCGAGGAGGCTGTACCCGGCCGCCGCGGCCTCCGTCTCCACGGGTGTGCCGTCGGGGTTGGTGGCCACCTGCTGGGCCTCCAGTTTGGACAGGGCGACGGTCTTGGGGTTGCGGAGCACGACGAAGACCTGGTCGCCTTCCTCGGACAACTCGGGGAACTTGATCGTCACGATCCGGTTGGCGTAGCCAGCGATGGGAATCAACTCCTTCAGGGCGCGCAGTAGGCGGCGGGACCGCCGCAACGGGCACAGGTGGGGACCAGGTCAGTAGGCCGAGGAACTGAAGTTCGACAGGACCGCGGACACACCGCCGCCGTCGGTGGCGTTGTAGATCCCGTGCAGGCTGTAATCCGCCTGCACGTAGGTCCCGGACAGGGACCTTTTGCCCTTGTACCAACCGGTCTTGGCCATCGTGAGCGCGAGCGACATGCCGCCCCGGACGATCGGCTGAGTCAGGACAGCGGTCGCCGGGGACTGGGTGTAGTTCGCGAACAGGTTCAGGTCGGTCTGGTTTTCGAAGATCGCCTTGTAGGCGCCGTCCACGGACAGGGGGCCCTGGAAGATCTCCCGCGGGGCCTGGATCCCATCCGAAGAGTGGATCGGTTCCACTGTGCGCTTGACGGTGACGTCGTAGGTCAGGCCGCGGCTGGACGTCGCACCGGCGTTGGTCATCACCCACGACCAACCCAGCAGCGGGTCCAGGGCGGTGTAGGACGGCGTGAACGACGATTGGGTGGCGCCCGGGAACGCCGCCAACTTGACGTTGAACGACAGCGCGCCCTTAGGGTCGATCTTCAACGCGAGGTCGGAGAACACCGCGGACACGTAGCCGCGGGTGGTGAGCGTGTCGTACACCGTCAGGCTGTAGGTCGCCTTGTTGGCAGGGTTCTGCTTGAACGTGTGCGTCGTGGTGGAGACGGTCGCGACACCACTGGAATGCGGGAGCGCCAACCCCACCCGGCTGGCACCGATCTGCCCGGCGACCGTGGTGATGTTGGAGACGTACGGGCCGCTGCCGGTCGCGACACCGTCAGTCCACGCGTACTCGATGTTCCCGGCGGTGTCGATCTGCAGGGTGGTCCCAGCCGGGTACTGGGCGACCGTGGAGATGCTGGTGGCACCGGCGATGGTCGACGCGGACAGGGTCGATGACGTGGCGGCGGTGACCGTGTCCGGGCCGATGATGCCGCGCAGGAAATGCCCGACCAGGTCCGGGTAGGCCAAGACGTCGATATCCCACATCGCGTCCTGCGGGCCCGCGTAGAGGCCTTGCAGCTCGGTGTCGTTGTTGCGGTAGGACTTGTCCTCGATGGGGACGGTGGTGTCCTCGTAGTCGGCCTTCTCAAACGGGATGCTGACGGCGGGCACCACATACGTGCCGACCACGGTTTCCTTGGCCAGGCCGAGGGTGGCGAGCCTGGATAGCTGCGTCATCGGTCACGCCTCCTCAGGGGTTTCAGGGGTCTTCGGGGACTTCCGCCCAGCCCGGGTGGTCGGTGCCGGCCCCGACTCGGCGCCGGGGTTGGCGGCCGGCACGGGGTCGGGGCCGGGTTCAACGGCCGGGGTCTCGTCGTCGGCCGCCTCGAACCCAGTGATCAGGTCCGGGTAGTCGACGACTTCCCCCGGCTGGATCTCGGCGGGGATCGAGGGCACGGAAAGCGCGTGCGGACCGGGGTTGCGCTGCAACACAAAAGGCTCCTGAACGTCAAAAACCCCGCGACCGTGCGCGGGGTTGGCCAATGATGTCCGGCAGGGTTTAGCCGGTGATCTCGAAGTCATCCGCCCAGTACGTGATCTCCGCCCGGAGCGTCGCGTCCGCCGTCAACGTCGCCGCCGGCGGATCGAACCGGACATCCACCTCGTCCGGGTCCTCCCCTACCGACAGGAACCGGCCGCCGTGCGACTTGTCGCCCCGAAACCCGCCGACCCGCAGCAGCACCAGGTCGACCGCGGCATCGAACGCAGCCTGGTCCTCCTCCGCGTTCCCGATCCCGGAGTTCAACGGCCACACCAGACGCAGCAGGAACTCGTATTTCGCCATCCTGCGTTGGTTCGCGAACCGTTTTTCCCGGATCCGCTGCCGCAGCACATACAGCTGCCCCACCGACCGTTCGGCCGGTGTCCGCGGCTGATACCCCTGCAGCACCCCCCACGGGCCGAGTGGCGCGAGCAGCGCGGGCAGCCCGTCACCGACGGTGGCCAACCACGCGGCCTCACGACCGACAGCGTCCTCAGTGGACAACCCGGTTACCTCCTCTTGGACCGCTTACGCCACACCCTGTTCGCGCGCGCCTTACGGCGGATCACGATCCGGTGATGCCGCACCCGGCGGCGGGTGACGTCGTGGTGGTGGACACGCAGCGAGGAGGAAATGAACCGGTAGGGCGACATGCGGAGCTTCGCGTTCCCCCGGACCCGCTTGACCACCGCGCCGGTCTTCCGGGCCGCCGTAGTGGGCCGGATGGTCTTCGGGCGGGCCGCGGCTTTCAGCTTCGCGTTCGCTGTGGCTTTCGCCTTGGCCCGCGCCCGCAAACTCGCCGACAGCTTCGCCCGCGCCTCCGGGGACATCTTGCGGCCCTTGAGCTTCGCCGACAGCTTCGCCCGGGTGGCGGCGGACAGGGTCCGGCCTTTCATCCGCGCCGACAGCTTCGCTTTCGCCGCCGCCGACAGTTTCCGGCCGGGATGCTTGCGTCCCTTGAGCTTCGCGGAGATCTTCGCCCTGGACGCTGCGGACACCTTGTGACCCTTGTGGGGGTGTTTCTTCCCCTTGAGGGCTTTGGAGATCTTCGCTCGCGCCGCCGCGGAAAGCTTGTGGCCCTTACGTGTCACCTCCCCGCACCCCCCTCGGGTGCGGGGTTAGCCGCGCACGTACGGGCCGAGCATCTCCATCGCCTCACTCCGCAACGCATCCGGATCGTGCCCCGACTGCCGGTTCACCGGATCCAGTTGCTTGACCGCCATCCCCGCGGCCAGAAACTTCGCCGCCGCGGTCAGGTCGGCGGGGATCGTCGTATAACCCCCCGAATACGTGATCTTCAAGGTTGTTGACACCGGGATGAACGTGCCCAGCTGGAACCTCACATGCCCGGTGTCCGGCTCGAACTGGATCCCCGACACATCCACCGGTGCCGTCCCGGAAAACGACCACGCCAAGGTGATCGCCGAGACCGACCCGGCCCACATCTCCGGGTACCGCGCCGGGAACTCCCGCAGCCAGCAATGGCGCACCAACTGTGTCGACCCGAGCGACTGCGCCCGGGAAAACCCCAACGCCGCCACCGGATCCAACGGGAAGTAGGCGTCCATGGTGTCTTCGATGTCCAACGCGTCCGCACGCTGGGTTTCGACGATGCTCGCGAACGGCGCCAAACGCCGGTCACACGCCGACTCGCACGCCCGCGTCGCCTCTCGCATCAAATTCAGCCGGGCCGTGTTACTGAACCCCTTGACCAGGTCAGCCCACGGGCCATCGAGGAAATCTTCTACGGTCGCCAGCAGGGTCGGGGCGTCGGCGGCCACACCACCACCTCGTTCCGGCTACTTGGTGGCGGGCTTGGTGCGTGCGCCGGGTTTCCGGGCGGTGTGCGGTGGCGCTTCGTCGACCTCGGTGGCCAGCTCGGGGCCGTCGTCGTCGGCCGCCGAGTCGGGTCCGGTCGACGGGTCCGGCTCGACCGGGTCCTCGACGGGCGCGGGGACCTCGGTGAACCCGCCACCGGGGATCACAACCAGGTCCATGCCCAGCTCGTCGGCGACTTCCAGCACGTCACCGGCGTTAGCCCACGTGTGCCCGGGTGCGCTACCGGGCTCGTTTTTACGTACCCACATGCAGGTTTCTCCTCCCGTGCGGGGGTAGGGGGTCGCTGGCGCCCGATAGGGGGTGTCGAGCGCCAGCGAGTCATCGGGTTAGGGCCGTATCTGCCCTGGTCATGCCA